GTGAGATATATCCGTAGTTATTCTTGTTCAGCACCGATAGCACTGTATTTCTAACCGAGTTTATCATCTGCTAAAATATTTACCTAAAGATACAAAATAAAAAAAGGGGTCGCTTTGACCCCTAATTAAGTTGTTGGTAGCAACAATTAAGAAACTGCAACTGCTGCTGAACCTCTCTGTATAGCCACAAACTCTTCTGAGCCTGCAGGAATAACAAATCGTGCCATTACATTGGTAGCACTAGATTGCAAGTGTGTTTCTATCTGATTGATAAGAGCATTAAGGAAAAGACTTACCTTAGTTTCGTCAGGCGCGTTACCCTCAAACACTATAGTCATCAATGCTCCGCCTGTATATTGAATCTCAATGCCATTGTATACCAACCCCACAGCAGGTGGTCCTGCAGCGAAATCTCTAAGTCCTCCAACTTGCTGTATAGACACAATATCAGAGCATCTAATAATGTTATCTGTTCGCTTGTCCTTATCATATATATTAACTGACTTCCCCGCAGGTATTGCAAAAAGAGCGTTTAATGTTGCATTCTCTCTATCAGGAATTGCCGTTACCTTATCGAGGGAATATGCAGGTCCATTAGAAGCTGCTGTTGATACTAATATAAAGTCCCCTACGCTGACATTTGATACTAAATTGTAATTGCCATCGGTTGTAAGTGTATTAGCCGCTGAAGGGGTTATAGATGCGACACCTGCCTGAGCGACAGATAGTGAGTTTATACGTAAATATTTTTCCATAGCGCAAATATAAGCAAATAAAAAAAGGGGTCGCTAAGACCCCTTTAGTTAATAATTGACAGTAACGTCTTATGATACTCCCGTTACGGCAGTGCTTAAAGTTACAGGTATGCTTGCCTCAGTATATCCCTGAGACCAAACAGATGCAATAGCATCATTTACTTTAGCTAAATCTGCAGCAGTAGCATTTCCTGTTTGCTGAACAACAACTTGCTTGTCGTGGTAGCTTAGTTTCAAATCATTTGAAACTATCTCTGCAAAAATTACATCAGCACTTACAATGAACTTAGGGGAACTTTCGTTAAAAACAATAAACTTTTCCATGGTAAAAATATTAATGGTTGTTAAAATGTGAATGTTACAGTCGTGTCTGCACTTCCATTACTTAATTCAGAAACTTGCGAAACAACAGATGTCCACTTGCTTTCACTTGATTCAATAATAGCATTAGTTATGCTATCAACATCAGCCTGAGTATAGTTTCCTGTGTTAGCAGCCAAACTTAAATTAGACCCCGATGTGTAATATATAATTATCTCATCTGCACCTGAAGATATATTGTCTCGAACACAAGCAACTCCTGTGGCACAGATTTGAACATCTACTCCTCCTAATGGGATTGATAAAAACTTCTTCATATAAAAAATTATGAGTTAAAAAATACAGTACAAATATAATGTAATTAATCTAACTGCTTTTCTAGGAACTGCAACACCTCAACGCCATCGTCGGTCTTGAACCAATCAGATAAATACTCGATTGGGTCTACACCAAATGGGATGGTTGTCATACGCTTCTTGTTACCCTTTAGGTTAAAGTGTACATCGCGCCCTTGATTTCGTAGACCTAATAATCTATCATCGAAAAACTTCTGAATAGTAGACTGAAGCTTTAGTGATGGGTCTGAAACAGTTCGCATAAATGCCTGTGGGTTTCTCTTTGCAAATACCAATACATCACGACGAAGCTCGTCTGTAGATATAGTACTTACATCTCTTGAGAATAATACCCTTCCAACACTCTCAAGCTGCTCAAGGCTAAGTGACTTAGCTTCAATCAATGCATCAACCTGAACATTTAATTGTGCAACCTCTTGTTGTGCATCCTTGCCATAGTCAACCTCAACAAATTTCTTTCCGTTAAGGGGATGGTGGTGTAGGAACTGTTGTAATACAGGATTGTTCTTTGGAACCCGTAGCATGCCATCCTCAAAGATGATTGGCTCTACCACAGCACTGCCGTCCTGTTCGTCTTCAAAGCAGCTCTTTTGGTTTCTTGCGTAACGCAAAGCACGGTTGTAACCCTTCTCTTCATCAAAGTAAAGTAATGGACTACGTTGGCTATTTCTTGATGGGATAATACAAGACAGTGGAGTCTTGTTTCTTGTGAGTTTATATACTCGGTCTTTTAATTCAAAATTCATTTTAATTCAATTTAATTTTTAAAAAAAGGGCGGAGTGTCCTCAAAGACACCCCACCCATCTAGTAATACTAGTCTTCGAATAATACGAAGTTGTTAGCGCCCATAGTACAAACACATCTTTCAGATAGGAAGTGTACTTCCATTGCATCTAAAGAAGATGTTCTTGCACCTCCGGCAGAACCTGTAATCCAAGTTTTGTATCGTCTGTCCTCAGTTTCTGAAGCACGATATCTAACGTGGAGGTAAGGTCTCTTAGCATTCTTACCAAGAATTTGGTCGTAAACACTTGTTGAGCCTGCAGGAACCATCAATCCGTTGATAGCACCTGTACCCGCAACGTTCCCTCCTCTCATAGTTGGGTCGTTCAAGTATTTCCAATCAGTCTTGTAGAAGTCATAACCTCTGCGGAATCCTGAGAATCCAAGGTTTAATGCCATCTCCTCATCGTTATCGAATAGACCGTAAGACGTACCACCCGCTCCGTAAGAGTTTTGTGCAGCTAACATGTCATCAATAGCGAATCCAAACTGACGGTCGATGAACAATACGTTCTCCTCGATAGCACCCTGAGCATCTAATCTACCAATGATGGTATCAAAGTCAGCAAGAGCGTTAGGAACACCACCTGTCCAAAGGTTACCTCTTAGTCCTACAGTGTAGAAGATACCCTCAGAACCTTTGTTACCAAATGTAGGGTTAAGTGCAGGATTAACAACACCTGAGTTAACCTCAGCAGGAACTGCTTCAACCATAGCTGTCTCAAGATAGTCGTCAAATCTCAAACGAGTCTCGTGCTCAGACTTCATATACCATAGGTATCCGTTAGCACCGTTCTCAGTTGTAACCTCAATCCATCCGATTTGAGCCATATCAGAACCGTTAACTTGATACTTGTCCTTGATAATGATAGGAGAGTTCTCAAAGATGTAGTCATCAGACTCAAGAGCACCGTCCATTCCAACTGTTCCTTTACGGAACTCAGAACCATAAACGAAAATTGTAACATCAGCATTTCCTACACCTGTACCTGCAGTCACAAGACCACCTGCTTCGTAGAAAGCAATTGTTACCGTGCTTGTTCCTAAGTTTACATCTGTAACAATACCCTTGTTTTCTCCTGAACCATCGTTCTGAACAACAACAACAGTCTGTCCTTCTCGTAACGCAATACCTGCAGTAGCACCAAACGCAGCAGCACCTGTAGTTTGAACAGGGTTACCTGCTCCGTCTAATGGCTGTGCTGCATCATTAACTTGGAAAGCTGCTGAATCAGCATTTACTAACGCTGCTGTACCACACTGAGTGTACTTAACGTGAAGACGACCCTGCTCTGCCCACTTAACGAGGTCAGAGTTTGAAGGCATCTCAGCACCTACTAATCTCAAAAAAGAACTGATAGTTCTATTTCCATATCGCTCAAACTCCTTTTCATAAGTATCAGGTAGATACTGATTCAAGAAATCAAAGTTGGTTATATAATTTGTCGCCAAAGGCACCTGCTGTGCTGAAGGCTGTAGGTCAAAACCGGGACCTGTAAACGTACCTGCCATATTTTCTAGCTTTTTTTAGTTATTTATTCTTTTTACTTCTAATAGTTAAGCCTCTACTGCTTGGCGCAGATATAGACTTAATTTGCAAACCATCCTTGCTACGAGCAACTTGCGGAACCTTACGCTCAGACATATTAATATTTTTCATCTTACGCGATACATCTTCAGTTGCATCTGACATACCCTGCTCATAAAAGAACCGAGCAAACCTTTCAGGATTGTTTGCGATGGCTAAGGCTCGATGATATCCATTTGCATCTTCAAGTAAACCTGATTCATTAATAAACTTAGCTATAAAGTTTGATGAATTAGAGTTTACTTTCTTCAGCTCATCGACATTCTTGGTTGGTAAAAAAGTTAGCGTTTTATCCTCACCCACTTTGAAGTCAAAACCTTTGAACTTCGAGTTGAATACCTCGTCGGTTTTTTTCAAAAACCAATCTCGCTTTCTCTTTAACTCTTCCTCTTGAGTCTTAGCCTGTTCAACATATTGATTATAAGCTTCCAAAGCCTCTCGCTGTTGCTCGGAGATTGAAGCCGTGCTTGACTCAAGGGGCTCCTTATACATCTCTTTCTGCTCTTGGAAAAACTTCTTGGCTTTTACAATAGTTTTCTTTTTAGCCAACTTAGCTTTCTTGATATCTTTCTCATCATCCAAATCCTCATCGTATGAAAAGTCATCCATCATGAACTCTACATCCTCTGCATCTGTAGCCTCGCCTGAAGCTATTAGATACTCAGATAAAAGTTGGTCATCGTCCATAGCATCAAAATCACGACTAAGTTTTATGTAGTCGCTCATTCCTCTGCCTGTCTTTTGCTTGTATTCGAAATAAGCTTTTACATCTTCAGGTAGGTCTTCGTTAGAGCCTTGCTGCTCAAACATTTGGTCTACCGACGTAAAATCTTTTTCATACCTATTTTTAATATAGGAAAGAACATCTTCCTCTTTTAACTCTGAGGATTGAGTTGTTGGTTGTGCCTCAGACTCTACATCAGTAGTAGTTTCTTCAGCAACGGTTGGTGTTTCTTCAACACTATTTACTTCTTGCTCGTGCTTTTCAAGCAATTCTTTTTCTACTTCTTGCGTGGACTTTTGTTCCACCTCGCCTACGGCTCTTACTTTAATTTCCATTTAATTAGATTTTTGCAAAGTTAATAATAAAATATTGTCTAATTTTTTAGACTATCTAGGAGAGAACTGAGCTAAATCAAATCCATCTAGACTGTCTTCATTTGATTCAAATATCTGCGGAGGCAAATTATTTTTTCTCTGATTTATCAATTTAGACTGTTGAGTGTTCTGCTTGTCAATCCTTTTAGATTTAGCTTCCTCTCTTTGAGTTTCTCTTTGTTGTAAAGAATTTTCAGAAATTTGTCTCAACTGCTGATTGTAATTAAACTCTTCAGCCATAAGCATTCTTTTTAGCTCGGCTTCGTTTTTCATCTTTTCAATCTCAAATGCTATCTCAGCCTGCTTAAGCTGCATCTTGCCTTGTAGCTCTTGTTGTTGTTTTTGTAAAGATAATTGTGCTGCCATCTGCTGAGACTGCATTTGTTGCTGCGCAGTCATCGCTTGCTTTTGCATTTCCATTTGCTCTTCTCTCTCTTGCTTCTGCTTGCGCTTTAGCTTGAGCAGTTGATTAGCGAGTTTAATATTTTTAAGCCCTCTAATATCAATAGCATCCTCAAGATTAATATCTTGTTTAGATAATGCCATTTGAATGTTTTGCTCGAGCTGCGCTTTTTCTTCTTCGTCAGGAGCAACTTCAATAAATATTCCAAAGTCATATATATATAGGTCCGATATGTCGTTAAGTATACTTACGTTATACTTGCCTATTTTGTTTGCAAAATCATCTTTAAAATCTGCATACTCTAAAATATCTGCAACTCTGTATGTAAGAGCCTCAGAAATACTTCTAAATACAAACAAGCTACCATCAAGAATATGGCGTGTCGCTACATTAGAATTTAATGCAGCAAGCTTCTGAAGACCTATCAGTGAGTTAGGGTCGGGTGTGCTTGCATCTCTTGCTTCATTAAGACCCGTCACTGTACGAATCATATTTAGATAATGATTATAATTACTTATAAGCATTTGCGTTTTACCTGCGCCACTGTTAGAGTTTAGTTGAGTAATAGGAACTCTAGCATTATTAAACTCCCCATCCTGCGTGTATGACCTACCAATAACCGAACCTGTTTGAAAGTAAAGCCTTAGTGCATCCTCGGGATTATATGCCGCACCTGTGCCTAGGTCAACCTCGTTAAGTCCATCAGCATCTATGTATACACCGTCAGGAACAACACGAGCAATAACCTGCTGTAGCTTGAGGTGTGTCATTTGAATCAAGTCAGCGAATGGAATCATTCTTCTTACCAAAGACTCAATTACTCCTTTATACATTCTTGGTGCAACCGCAACATAGTTAGGTAGTGCGTGCTGACTAGAAGACTTCGGTCTAACCATATTGTGAGACAACTCCCACTTTAACAGTATGTTGGTTCCCATAACCATTATACCATCATACCAAACATCAATAGTCTTTTCTAGTTTTTCAAACCTACCCTCTTCCATTACTTCTACAGGTGGATTAAATTGGTCATCCTTTTCAATAACCTTGGTACCCCCTGTATCCATAATCTTTTTCTTATAGACCATTTTTTTGGTGGTCTTATAGTTAAAGTACATTAAGGTTACTGTATCCCTATAAAAAATATCGTTCTCATAAAACTGAGCTGTATTATAGTAGTCGTACCAAGACTGACTGTATTTAGATATTTCCTCTAAGTCATCTTTAGTTAAGGATGGGTCAATCTTTATACACTCTGTAATTGGAAGTGTTTTAATCTCACCCCAATAAAAACAATCATTAAAGTACGGGTCCTCTGTGTAGCTATACACAATATTGGCAGGGTCTACATATTTTACCTCAACTCCTGCTCCGGGTAAGAACTCATGCTTTGCAACACCAATTCCTAATACAGCAAGGTCATAATCAATTCGCTTTCTTAAATCTAAATAATGATTCTCCTCAAGAATAGTATTGATGGCTTCTTCCTCTGCTATCTCTATCGCAGGTTTATAGTTAAGCTGCATATACAATGAAAGCTCTTCGTCGTTTTGAGGCAACTGTTCAGCAGGCATTACGAATGGGTCGACACCTGCTTTTTCTTGAACTACCTGAAGTACATCTTTGGCTGCCATCTGCCCCTCAATCATATCCTGATACTTGGTTCTCTTTGCCTGAGACATTGCATCCTGAGCATACGCCCTAACCTTAAACAGTCTGTCAGACATACCATTTACCACAATATCTACAAACTTTGGTATTACAGGAACAGGTGTCCAATCTAAGTTGAGATAGCTTAGGTCTCCATCAATAGCTAACTCATTTTTGTACTTATGTATTGATTGTTCTCCTCTAGCGTATAGTCGCAATCTATGGAACTCTCTCCATTGATTATAGTATCTACAACTGTTTCCATCTTTTTTAAACCATTCATATTGAATAGCCTGCCCAATCTGCAGACCAAATTCATCTGTGGCTTTTTCAGCATCAGATACAAACTGACTTGGAAACCCCGCAGATGTAATATTTATTTTTACATCCCTCATCTAATTATTTGACTTGTGTTGCCACTGTTACTATACCTCGCAAATTTAATCATAATTCTTGACTCCTTTTTTTGAGGTTGGTACAGATGCTTCTGACACGCCATAATGGCTAACCCTGAGCTAATAGATGCATCATACTTTGTCCTATTGTTTATATCAAACTTAGCCCAATCCTCTAGCGTTCTATTAAAAGCCATTGTGTGCATCTCACCATCCTCCATCTTCATGCCAACGTGGTTCTCTATAAAAGATTCAATAGCTGCCGCGTGAGCCTGCTTCACATCCTCTGATGTATTCGGTATACCCCCTAGCTCTCTTTCGGTCTTAGATAGCTTAGTAAACACCTTGTCGGGTCTGTTCATACAGTATCCCCTATAGCCTCTATTCTTGAAATGATATAATAGTCTTGGCTTGTTGTTCTCTATAAGAATAGGCATTCCATAAAATACACAAGCCATAAGTACATCCTCAAAAAATATCTCTGCCGTCTGTGGTCGAGCCACATACTCTAAGAAGAACTCGTTGCTCGGAGCCTCCTCCATATTAAACTTGGTCAATCCGTGCAAAGCACCGTTCGAGCCTCCGCCTCCCACAGTCCCACTGATATCATAGGAGTCACAACCAAACGCACCTATGTGCTCATTTCCCGGATACCTTGTATTATTTTTTGTTATAATATTATTTTGAAGATTGGCATTTGGAACCCACGTAATTTTAAATCTGCCGCGTCTATCAGGGCTAAATATAACCTTGGTGTCTTTAATGCCATCCTTCCATCTAAACGAACCAACCGTTACGTATTGGTCGGATATCATAGCATCGTTATAATCTATCTGCTGATATATCTTAGTTAGGTTAAACAATGACTGTTTGCTCTCATCTCTAAAAGCGTGTGACTCTGTACGCGGAAACTGTCTGTAGTATTCATTTAGTGCATCAGGGTCACTCTTCATTGACTCAACCTCGTTCTCCCAATACTCTATAGCACCCTGATAAATCATCTCGTTGTCTATGCCTAACACCTCAGTTGGTGGTGTGTCAAGCACAGGCATACCATACCTATCAATAAACCCTTCCATATTCCACTCCATAGGAATAAACAAAGAATACAATCCACTTTTTGTTTGACCGTTTGAGTTTCGGTTTGTAACATCAGAGTCGTAGTAAAGCTTCTTGAAGTTATCACCTCCCTTGTTCAGCGCATTGGATGTAGAACCCATCATACACTTACCGATAATCTTACTACCTAATCGAAGACACGTTTTAGTTACACGCCAATTGTTAAGGATATTATTTGGCTTCAACCACTTTCCACTCTCATCGTGTACCAACAACAAAAGCTTCTCACCATCATAGCTGTTGTCGTCTGTGTTCTTCCAATCTATAGTTGTATCAAGACCCTGTATCTGCTCCTCATCCATGTCGTACATGTTCTTCTTGGTAATCTTAGCTGCAGGAACCCTGTACGCAAGCTCGGTCTTCGGCTTGTCCATACCATCCATAATAGGCTTAAAGAAGAACGGCAGTCTGCTATTTATAGGTACCACCTTATCGGTAAACATCTTCTTCGCATCAGAACCTGTCTTTGATAGTATACCCACACGAGAGTCCTTAGCAAGCGTACCTGTGTTAACGCATTCTGATGAACTCATGAATGAGAATCCTGAACGACGTATCTTCAGATATATCATTCCAAAGCTTCTCTTGTCAGCCTTGCACGCCTCCCAAAACAAATACAATATTCTGTTTGCCTCTCTGTAATCGGGGTAACCTACATCAATATTGGTCCACTGTAGATACATATAGTGAGCACCTGTTATGTATGTTGGCTTTCCTTTATTCATAAACCAACACCCGTCCTCCCTATAATCAAACTCTTGTTCAATATAATCAACCCACCTAGCCTTGAAGTCAGATGGCATCTCGTTCCATTGAAATATAGACTGTATCCTGCTTAACTGTTTGGGCAACTCTCGTCTTTCCCAATACTGTTGTTTCTTTTCTGTGTGTCTTTGAAGACACTCCTTAGGTGCTTTAGGTAATGCAATCTTTAGTCCTGATATCTCTATGATATCTCCAATCTGTCCTGTCTTTGATATGACAACCACATCATACTTTGGGTTGTAGCCATACAGCCACGAGCGGTTGCGATTCTTGTTCGATACAACAGCCTTTGGTACAAAATCTTTTAGTACTCTGTATAGTGTGCTATTTTGACCTTCTTTCAGCAAACCCTTGTTTAGTATCTACCTTTGCATTACCACCTGACTCGTTCAATGCTTCGCGCTCTTCTTCAATTCTTTTGAGTATCTCAAACGCATCAAAGATGGCAAGCTTCTTTGTGGCGGCTGCATTCTTTAATCTGTCTGCAGCAAGGTCATCCTCGGGGTCAGGCTTGATAATCTTTTCCTTTGCAACCTTTATAAGCTGCTCCACAGCATCCTGCCCTGCCTGTATAATCCTTAACTTAATATCTCTAGTGCTCATCCTTTTTTGTTGTAGATGAAAGGCTATACGTTGTCTTACTATCCGCGTTCTTATTAAGTAAGGCTATAAGGTTAAGTGCCTCATACACATCGTTAAATGAAAGCACCTCGCCAAGCTCATCCAACATGTATGTCTTAATAATACTACCGTCAGAAGCTACAATCTCTTTTAATATTTTCATCGTCATAATACTGCTACTATTGAGTGGTCATACATTCTATATAGCACCTGCTCGTCAACCACAAACTCATAGTCCTGATGTGGCTTATAACAAACTCTATCTCCAACCTTTACACCTTTTTCTTTTAATCCCTCATTCAATATAACCATTTCTCCCATTAGTGGCTCACGGCTCAGGGGCTTAAAGATGTAACTATCTATTGGTGGTATAGATTTTATAAAGCAGTATCGGTCATACCCATACCACTTATCCCCCTTCTTGTATGCAAAAAATTGGTCGGGGTCTAAAAAGAATATATTGTCTCGCAAAAAACTTTTACCGCTCTTACGCCTACCCTTCATATCATTGTAGAACTTAAACACGTTATGATGAACCAATAAGGTATCTCCCTTTTCAATTGGTCCACAGTATTCCAACGGAGTCTCGATAACTATAGCCTGCCTGTTTGATGTAGCAACATCTTCTTCCGATGTGCTTGTAATAAAATCAATCCCTGCTATGCTTTTTATGTTGTCGTATCGTCTATTGTTTTTTGGTTCTACAATGAATTGATAAATAGATTTCATTAAAAATTTATATTGTATTCGATGGATACAGGCATCACCCTATTGAACTCCTTCCATAAGACAACCTCGTCGCCCTTCTCAATCCATATCCTAAACGACTCTGTATCCTCGTGATATCTAATAAGGTGTATTGTGTACTTGCCAC